CTTTTACTTTCAAAAGGGTATGAGGTGCATGGCATAATCAGGCGGTCGTCATCATTTAATACAGGCCGTATAAATGGTATATTTAAAGAACTGGTATTGCATTATGGTGATGTTACTGATGCACTATCTATTGATATGATTATGCAAAAAGTCAATCCAGATGAGATTTATCACTTAGGCGCACAGTCTCATGTTCATGTATCATTTGACTTACCTGGTTATACAGGGCAAACCGATGCGATGGGTACTCTTAATATGTTAGAAGCAATGCGTAAACATTCTCCTAAGGCTAAATTTTATAATGCTTCAACATCGGAGCTATTCGGGAAGGTTTTAGAAACACCACAAAAAGAAACTACTCCGTTCAATCCACGAAGCCCTTATGGAGTAGCTAAACTTTACGCCTATCATATTGTTAAGATATATAGAGAGTCATATAATATGTTTTGTGTTAATGGAATTCTATTTAATCACGAAAGCGAAAGAAGGGGTAGTACGTTTGTAACTAAAAAGATAACAGAAGGATTAGTTAAGTATTTTAGGACTGGAATGTCATTTTATTTAGGCAATCTTAAAGCAAAACGAGATTGGGGTTATGCTCCGGATTTTGTCAAAGGTATGTGGTTGATGTTACAGCAAGACGAGCCAGACGACTTCGTATTAGCTACTGGAGAAACTCATACCATAAAGGAATTTGTGGACGAGTGTCTTATATATTTGAGAGCAGATAATTTACTTAACTGGAGAATAGATAAAACTGGCAGAGACTTTTTGTGTGATAATGAACGTGATTTTATTGTAATTGGGATTGATGAGAAGTATTATAGACCTGCTGAAGTAGATTTACTATTAGGTGATGCAACAAAAGCCAAAAAAATACTTGGATGGGAGGCGAAAACAAAGTTTAAAAAACTGGTTAAAAAAATGATGTTAAATGAATATAAATAGTAAAATATTTGTAACAGGACATAATGGGTTGGTAGGTTCGGCAGTAGTCAGGGAACTCATTAAGCAGGGTTATACTAATATATTAAAAGTAGATAGAATTCATTGTGATCTATCAGTTGAAATGGAGGTATTGAATTATTTTAGTATAATGCGACCTGAATATGTGATTAACTGTGCTGGTAAAGTAGGTGGCATAAATGCAAATAACACACAAGGAGCGGACTTTATAACTAAAAATATTGCTATGCAGACCAATATAATTACTGCTTCTCATGCTTTTAAGGTTAATAAATTAATGTTTCTTGGTAGTTCGTGTGTTTATCCTAAACTTTGCCCACAACCAATTAAAGAAGAATATCTATTATCAGGACCATTAGACGAGACAAATATTGGCTATTCAATAGCTAAGATAGCAGGATTAACCATGTGCCGTATGTATCGGAAGCAATACGGGAGTAATTTCATATCTGCTATGCCTGCGAATCTTTATGGCCCAAATGATAATTTTAATCTTGAAAGCGGTCATGTATTGGCATCATTACTAAGAAAATTTCATGAAGCAAAAATAAACAATCTCCCAGAAGTAGAACTATGGGGTACGGGCTTTCCTAAAAGGGAGTTTTTGTATGTTGACGATATAGCTGATGCTTTAATATTCTTAATGAACAACTATAATGGAGAACAGCATATTAACGTAGGTATAGGGAGTGATGTAACTATCAAAGAGCTTGCACGTATAATAAAATATATTGTAGGCTATGAAGGATTAATAAAGTGGAACCCTGCCTATCCTGATGGAACGCCTAGGAAGCTGCTTGATGTGACAAAAATCAATATGCTGGGATGGATTGCGAAAACACCGCTATATGAAGGATTGGAAAAGACTTATAAATGGTTTATTGAAAATTATAAATATGAATAAAGTTAAATTCCATTACGCCTATCCGTTACATATAGATATTGACACTACTAAAAGCGTAGAGGTGTATATTGACTGTTTTAATCCAGATACGATATCTAAGGATTCGATAAGGATAGTTATTATTGAGGAAGCATTAAAGAGTCCTTTTTATAATTTAATGAGAAACAAATGGGATTTATATACGCATCTATTGACATATCAGGACGAAATATTAACAGAGAACCCAAAGGCCCGGTTGTTTCATTGCATTAATACGTGGGTAAAAGGGTATGTATCACACAAAAAGTTCTTTGACATTTCATTTATTGTAGGAGGCAAAAAGAACCCGGTAATGGAAGGCTATGAGTTAAGGCATGAGGTGTGGAGAAATAAGTATAAGATAATAACCCCTAAACTATTCTATGTTAGTGGCAATACTCACCATACTCATACATTTGTCCCATGGAGTGAGGCTTCTGATAGTCCGCTTGTGTTAGGCAATTCAAAAGAGCCACTATTTGATTCAATGTTCCATATATCGATTGAGAACACATCTATTAAGAATTACTTTACTGAAAAGCTAATCGATTGCTTTCAGACTAGGACAGTGCCTATCTATTATGGGTGTAAGAATGTGGAGGAGTTTTTTAATATTGATGGAATTCTTGTAGCCAATGATTTAAAGGAAATAATCAATATCAGTAACCAGGTTACTCCGACGATGTATAATAGGATGATTCCGGCAATGGAGGACAACTACAATAGGTCAATGGCATGGGTTGACCATGATGACCAAATAAAAACAGCAGTGATTGAAATACTTAAAGAAGAAGAATTATGAGAGAGCATGCAATAGAATATTTAAAATGGGTCACTTCCCATTGTGTAGCACGAAACACATCAAGAGATAATATCTGGAGTAACTACTGGCAGTTAAAGACAACAGGGGTGCTGTATAATAATGATGAGTTGTATGACTACTGGGAAAAGATAACTAAATAATGGCTGATACATCACTGGAATATAGAGATAAGTTTTTAAAACGGCAGTTGCAATATGACCGTAAGTTTCGGGTTATATTCAATAAAGTAGCTGATGACTTTGCAAGATTGGCTAATGATCCAAATGCAAAGTTTACTAAATCATTCCGGTTTAATGGTGTAATCAATAAGAAGATTGATATTATAATAGAGTCACTACACACACAGACACTAGTATTAACTGAACTAGAAATAGAAAAGACATGGGGCTTATCTAACAGTAAAAATGATATAATAGTAAAAGACTATCTAAAGACTATCACACAGATAAAGACAGCACAGTCAGCGGCTTACTTTATACCTAACATACCGGCTTTAGAATCATTTATTTCAGGCACGCATGGGGTAGAAACATTATCAGCTAGTATATGGGAGTATGCCGCTCAATTGCGTGGTGAATTACAAATACATCTTGGATTAGGAATAACAAACGGTGATTCAGCCTCAGTTATCTCAAGACGGATCAGGCAGTACATGAAAGACCCAGAAGCATACTTTCGCAGGGTCCGGGATAAGAACGGTAAGCTGGTAGCATCAAAGGCAATGAAAGCTAACGCACCCGGACAAGGTAAATATAATAGTGCTTTCAAAAATGCCATGAGGGTAACACGCACAAACACTAATCAGGCTTATCTATTAGCAGATCATCTACGATGGATGCAGCTAGGTATGGTTATTGGTGTTAAAATATCATTATCGGCACAACACATAGTGTTTGATATTTGCGACCACCTTAAGGGGATATACCCTAAAACCTTTATCTTTGTTGGCTGGCATCCGCAATGTTTGTGTCATGCTACTCCAGTACTTATACCTAAAAGCGATTTTAACGCCTATTTAAGCGGTTCTACTCCATTAAAAGCAGATCAGATAACTAAAATGCCTAATAACTTTAAAACATACATAAAAGACAATTATGAACGATATGAGGGTTATAAAAGCACGCCTTATTTTATACAAGACAATCAATCAGTAATTAATAATATAGTAAGATGATCTATTCAGCATCAGGTTATGCAGAAAAATTCACGTTCAACGGGAAGCATGAAACTAAAAAAAATATCATAAGGAGATGCGGAAAGGGATATTTACCAAAAGACCATATACCTACAAGGTTATCAGGAAGGACAGGTATATGGATAATTGAAGTACCGGATAAGCCTATTCAGGAAACCCAAAAAAAAATACCAAAAGACAAGCCGTCGTCTATGAGTATAGATCACTTTGGCTGGTAATTATGTATTTTTGTCCTAATTAGTACAAAGTCAAACAATATAATTTTATTAGTAATTATATTATGTTTAATTTTATAAATTAATGTAATATAACTATATGAAAGAAAAAATTTTAACATTCCTGAAATCGAAATTAACCGGGGTCAGTGAATCATTTTTATTAGGGGTTGCTGATACATTTAGCAAAACCGTAAAGGAAGAAAAAGACATTGAGACCACAATCACAGATGGGATCATAGAGACACTCAAGTACTCTGCAACACAACTTCAAGTCGAAGGCGACCGCAGGGCAACCGAAGCTCAAAAGACAGCGTTAAAGAATTACCAGGAAAAGTACGGACTCAATGAAGATGGTACATCAATAAAAAAGGTGATTAAGCCAGAGGACGTTAAGCCTGATCTGAATGAGCCAGCATGGTTCACTGTATTTAAAAAAGAACAAGGTGAATCAATTACTGCACTCAAGGCGGAGATTGACACACAAAAGCAGGAAAAGACTTCAACTGCCTTATCTAAAAGAGTTAAGGATCATGAAAAGTTAAAGGATATTCCGGCGTCGTATTTAAAAGGTCGTAATCTGATACCAAAGACAGAGGCCGACATTGACCAACTAGTAGCATCTATTGAAACCGATTACAATGGGTTTAAACAGGAGATGGCAGAAAAGGGGGTTGTTATTTCAAATCCACCAGCGGGAGGTGGTCCACAAGATGACAAGTCAACTATTGACGAGTATTTAAAGGAGAAGTTCCCAGATGAATCTAAAAAATAAAAATTAAAAATTATGCAAGTAACATCGTCAACAGATACCGAAAGAAACCTCTCCGTAGAGAAGATTCTAGAGGATATTCCTGGAGGGGGGACAGTCGAAAATGGTGACTTCCCAACATCGTCCAGCGGAATGGAAGAGGGGGCATACTTAGGTGTGGACTCCAGTGGTATTTATCATATCACGAAAACTGCTAGGTTAGCTGCTGCATTACCATCTTCTGGGACTTCGTCTTTGGGAGTAATGGTTTATGATAATCATGAATTTAATGTTGGTGATTGGGTAGGTAATACTGGGAGTACAGCATCAGGATCACAAATTATTTCTATCGCTGCATCAGGTACAAGTGTAAATATAATGACTCTTGCTTCTTCACTGAGTGTAGATATTGCTGCAAGCGGTATAATAATCCAGGCTGCTACAGGTGATGAGCGTGGATTAGGTTATCTCTATTCACCGGTTGCTGTTTCTGCTAACTCATTTAGTCTCTCTGATGAGAATACAGGCGTAGGGCTTGTAGTACGTGGTAGGGTCCGTAAAGGCTTAATGCCTTATGGTACTGATTCAACCCTTGAAGCATTATTGCCTTTAATTCGTTTTGTGTAACTATTAAAAACTAGAAAGAATGGAAAGATCAATTTTGAAAGATAGTTTTAACAAAGCGGATGTAGAAGCTTATGTTAATGCAAGAAGGGAACAATTCCTAAAGAAAAACTTTTGGGCTCAATTTTTTCCTTTAAAGTACACTACCCAATTAACTTGGGAATCACTTACCGGATCAGGAGGTCTTCCTGTTATGGCAGATGTGATCGAATACAATGCTTCGGCTCCCTTAAAGACTCGTAGGGTAGTCACTAAAACAACCGGTGATATTCCTAAAATCGCTCTTAAGAGGCAGATGGACGAGAAAGATTACAATGAGTATAATACACTCAGAGCACTATCTAATGGTGGTGATCGTAGTGCTATACTTGATCTTATCTTTAATGATATTGATTTCTGTTATACAGGAGTTATGGCACGTACCGAATATCTTGCTATGCAAGCACTAAGCTATGGTGAAATTTCATTGACTACTTCAAACAATAACGGTATTGTGACTGAGGTAGATTGTGATTTTGGCATACCATCCGGAAATAAAACAGCTGTTACCCTTGAATGGTCACAAGCTTCAGGGTCCACTCCGTTGACAGATATTCGTACTGTAGTTGATAGCGCTGTTGCTTCTGGTTATCCTCTTGAATATATGGTGATGGATAGGACAACTTTTGGGGAACTAAGTGCAGCTACTCAGGTAAAAAATGAGTTTGCAGTGCTTCGCAATACAGATGTAACAGGAGCCGAGCCTACAATAGTAGAATTAAATAGAATACTCAAATCACGACTATTGCCTGAGATCATAATAGTTGATTCTAATACAAGGTTTGAGAATGCTGCTCATGCATTAACTAATGTTCCTACATGGAAAGCAGGTTATGTAACCTTTGTTCCACAGCTCAGAATTGGAAATATTCTTCATGGACCAATCGCTGAAGAAACAAGTAAGTCAGTGAGTAAAATAGCTACTCAGGTAAAAAGGGATCATGTGTTTATCTCTAAATGGTCTGAATTGGAACCATTCGGAGAGTTCACTAAAGGACAGGCTAACGCTTTCCCCAGGTTTACTGATGTGGATAATATATTTATCCTGAAGACTGATGCAACTTCTTGGACTTAAAAATTAAGGGGAGTGGGGTAACTTACTCCCTTTTAATAAAATGATATGACAAATCTTGAAGCAATAAAGGCCAAGTTAAGTTATCCTTTGTCAGATAATTCATTTATTGTAGCATTACAGGATAGGGGGGTTACTTCGGCTGGTGTTTATGTTGGTGGCGAATCATTTGATTTAGCTTATGCTGATTCGATTAATACGCTTGTGACAGCTCCGGACAAGTCAGAGGGAGGCTTTTCTCTTAGCTTGGGTGATAAGCAATATCTTCTGAGACTAGCAGATGGGATCTATACAAAGTATAGTATAGCTAATCCAATCACAATGAGTTCTTTGAAAAAAACAGCAACCTTTGTACAGCGATTCTAATGGTTCAATATCCGGATAATATCGTAATAACTACTTCAGCATCCGCTTCGCAAAATGCAAGTGGTATATGGACAGCCGGGGCCACAGGCTCTTATAGTCTTGATTGTAGGGCTGAGGCAAACGGGACGGGCAAGAGGGTATCATCAGACGATGGCGCATTGATTGATTATTCATTCTTGGTATTTCTGCCAGTTATGACAACAGTCATTGCACGGGACTCTGATTTTGTACTTACTGCGCTATCTAATGGTACTATCACAGGCAAGGTAAAGAGAGCATCAAACGGACAACTAAACTCACGGATATGGCTTTAAAATCAAATTTTAATGAGGCCAGCTCAATGAGGGATGTTCAGAAACAGGCCGATTCTCTTCATACTAAGATTCTTAACTCGTTTATATCTGATGGGGAAACGTTTGTTACTAATGCTAGAGAACAAGGACAGAGTCATGAGATGGGTCAATATAAAGACCAGACAACGAATCTTCGTAATTCGATAGCTTATTATGTATTTTATAATGGTAAGCTAGTACATAAGAACGAGAAGGGCAATGCTTCTGTAAATATGCAAGAGATAAGCGGATTGATTAAGCCTAACGGTTATCAGATAATAGCTATTGCCGGACAGAATTACGCTTCTCATGTTGAGTCTAAAGGATATAATGTTATCTCTTACCAGGCAGACATCTTATTGGTTGATTTAGCAACGCATCTGGAAAAGCTAGAAGTGATTGAAAAAGGGAGTGCGGCACAAATGGAAGAAACATTTATACCATGAGCAACTATAAGACAACGGATTTTATTATAGACATTGTTTATTCTTTACTGGGATCAATAACAATTCCTAAGTACCGAAAGACAAAGCCATCCAAGTCAACCGCTTCGGAGTATGTTGTAATCAATTCACTTCCTATCAATGCTGCTGTGATGCAGAAATGTTATGTTAATGTTAATTATCATGTTAAAGACATAGACGGAGGTTCTGGGGTCGGGTTGACACCTGACGATACAAAGTTATCAGCCGGAACATCGTTAGTCTTAGCAGCATTAAAAAAGGTCACTACAACAGCTTATCTCATTGACTTTGAAGGACAGGAGACGATACGCGAAGAACAGCTCGGAGAGCATTATTCAAATTTACGTTTTAGTTTTAAAAATATTAACAATTAAAAAAATAAATTATGTCAGTATTACTATTCGGAGTAAAATCCGTAAAATATGGAACAGCCGCAACGGGTAGCAATATGCCTTCCGGCGCAGCTTTAACTTCATTACCAAATACAGTCAAAGGGACTGTAAGTCTTGAGGAGGGAGCGGGGACTACCTCAAAGTTTTTTACCGATCAGCAAGCTTCTCCAATCAAAGTTATTAAGACTGAAGAAGGGGAGGTAACCGCTTCAATGCAATTCTATGATCTAACTTTTGCAACAGTGGCAGCACTCAAAGGAGGTACTGGTAATGCCTCAGGTTATACTCCTGCGACTGGATTTAATCAAATCGAATTAGCTCTTGAGATTGAGACCGACTCAAATCATAAGTTTCAGTTTTATAATGCTTCCATTGAGGCTCATCTGACAGGTGGTGGAGGTCGTGATAGTATGTTTGCTTTGGAGATGAACGCAATACCGCAAATGACATCGGACTTAACAGGTAGCTGGAAGATAAGCGCTATATAAAACCCCTCTAATGGAAAAGAGGGCTTCAAATATTATTCTTCAGCAACATGGTTCTGCTGATTGCTTTACCTTAAAATGGGGGTGGTTTGCTTTTCATTTAAAGATTAAGCCTATCACTGCCCGGCAATTGATTGATATTAGTGGCGAGTTAGGCCAGTTAAAAGAAATTGATAAGGAAAGGGAGATGTTCCCGATGCTAATGGACAATAGCTCTGATTTAGTACATATCTCAAATGCTATTGCCATTGCCACGGGTGCCAGGTGGAGAAAAGTTGTTGCACATGCTATATTGAAACTGGACCTTAAAGACATCCAGACACTCTTTAATTTGGTACATAAACAATCAGACCCTTCACCTTTTTTTTTGATTTGTTTACAAGCAGGGAAGCTGAATCTTCTAAAGAAAAAGGAGCAATAAAAGGAGGA